GCGCGTCGGGCGAACGGGCGGGTGGTGGCTGTCGGCATCGACGAACACGCGCAACAGACGCGCCTCAAGATCGTTCTTGTTGGCCGCCTCTTTGATCGCTTGGCGGATAGCGGCTTCGTCTATCGGGAATCCGCCCGCCCGCTCCATGGCCTGTTCCGCCAGCCGATCCACTCCCTCTTGCGCGGCTGTCGGTTTGGCGCGGTTCATGGCGCGGTTCGCCCCGGAATTTGGATCGGCCGGGCTGTCGGCCGTCGGATGGGCTGGCGCTACGGGGGCAGGCGCGGGCGCTTGCAACAGATCGGCTTCCGCACCCTCGGCCGGGTCGGGCAAGCCCAGCTTGTCGCGGACCACTGATTGCTCGACTTTCAAGCCGAGAGGCACCAGCTTTTCGAGCGCAGTCACCAATAACGCCAAGTCTTCCGGGTCTGGAATGTGAAGCCGGATTCTCGGCCAAACCTTTTGCGCGCCGAAATTGAGCGAAACGAACGGGACAACGAAATCGCGGTTTAGCGTGTTCGCCAGTTGCCGCGCGTCGTGCCTTAGTATGTCTTCGCGAACGTCGTTATGCACCTTGGCTTGACTGAGCGACGCTCCATCATCGGCGGTCATCGTCTGACCCAAAACGCCCTTGGAAACTTGCCGATCCCACCAGTTCGCTAAACCTTCAAACAGCCGATCCCCGCCCGCTCCCATCGGCGGATTGGGAAATTGGATTTCCATGTTGCGCGAAATGACCGCCGCCGCATCGTTTCCGATTCCGGTAACTGCGGCCATGAGTTTTTCAACGTCGCTGGGCGCGGTGCCAATGTCGTACACGCCAAGCCGCAACGGGACGCCGTAAATGTCGGCAAATGATAGCCAATCCTTGATAGACCACCGCTTGCACATATAAGCGAAAGCGGCAAGCCTTGCCAATCCGCCGCGAATCGGCAAACCGGATTTTATTCGCGGGTGGTGAACGATGAATTTCCACGCTGGCATATCGTCTGCAACGATAGTCGAATCGTCGCGAACGATTTTCAGCTTGCGTCCGGTTTCAGGATCAAACCGGAAATGTCGCGGATCGCGCCAAATGAAATCAGGCTCCCAAACAGGACCTGAACGCCAGAGCATTTCGACGGCGGAATAGCCCTTTCCGATAGCGTCCAGGCTGTCGTTTAGCATGTCGCAGAATTCGGGACGAGCGGTTTGCTCTCGAACGGCGTCCGCGATTTCTTGATCGCGCGATGCGTCGGTAGCGGCTTCCACCACGATTTCCAGCCCGGAGACCGCATGCTTGCGCGTCCCTAGAACGCTCGCATAGTGCAAATCGCCCTCTTCCATTTCTTCGGATAGCGTGAGGTATTCCCACGGTGTACCGTAGCGGAAAGAAGCAGCAGATTTGAGTATCTGAGAAAGCTTCTCGGGAGTCAGGCCGGCCGCTACGGACTGGCTAGACCAGATTCCGCGCCAGCCCACGAGCGTCGAATTGATCGCTTCGCGCGATAACTCTTGTTTTTTGACCGCAATCGGCCGGCCGTCCGGTCCAAGGATTTGCATTACCACACTCCCGCCTTAGCGCCGCGCCCCATCGCGTGATTGCGATGCTGTAGCGCGTGATATTCGTATGGGTTCATTTTATTTATATATCCGTCCAATGAATACCGCAATCCGTCTATACAGTGGTTAAATGAATCAACGATGATCGGCAAAACAGCCTCAGTCATTCTATCAACCTTATATCGATAGTGCTTAAATTCATCGATTGTATGTTTGCATCTTTCGTGAATTATTATTTTTTTAAACGATTTTAATGCGGCTATTCCATCCTCAACAGAACCGGACCATTTTTTAGCAGGGTTTATATTAAATCCATACCTTTTCATGGCCGATATGGTTTCTGGCCTTGAATTGTCTGCAAAAATAGGCCATTTCCTAGAACCTGGAACTGAGTTAAAAAGCTGTTCTGTTTCTTCCCCTATTTCAACACCTATCCCATAAGCCTCATACTCTACGAATAACATATCGTCTTCTATATAACTTCTTATCAAAGTTGTTGGGTCTTGAGAAAATCCCCAATCCGCCCCAAAAAAAAGTCTGGCATCTTTTGGAGCTTCAAAAGTTCGAGATTCCCATTTACCAGAAAATATGATTGCATTCGATATGGAGCGTGTTTTCCCTTCCCAAATATGCTCGTAAGCGTCTTTATCCGTGGCTAGACAATGATTTTTTTCCGCCATAAGCACATCGGGGAACCATGGGTTATCTCTCCAATTAACTTCCCTGATTATCGAATCTTGCGGCGGGTTCTCCACAAATTTTTTATATGTTGGATCGGTTTCTTGGTCCGGGTTAAATGTTACCCAAATTTCAGAAGATTCCTTTCGTATTGTAGGTATCAATACTTTCCAAGATTCTGCGCTGATATTAGCCGCCTCTTCGATCCAACAAACATCGGCCCCTTCAAAAGATTTTATCTCGCTTACATTGTGATGTAGCCCGCGAAACGCGAATTCTGACCCTGTGGTTTTGCTGGTTATCTTGTTTTTTTGAACGTCGAAATATTTACCTAACTCCATCGCGTAAATCTGGGTTTCCAGAACTTTATGAACCGAGTCCGCTATCGAGTTCTGATATTCGCGAGCGCATAGTACCCTTATCTTTTCCCGGTATGCTCTAATCAATAACAGTCTAGCAACGCACCACGATTTAGCCGATCCGCGCCCTCCATACCAACACTTGTAACGCCTTGGCTCCAAGCCATCAGCGAATGGCTTGGAAACCTGAATGCCTATGCGCGGGGTCATTGCTTTGTTTGATCCACGATAATCAACTCTATGCCCGGTAGCTCAAGCTGAACCGGGCTTCCGTTTTTTCCGGTTATTTCGACCGCTTTAAGTTTCGGCTGAGTGTATTGAATCAACTCGCACCAGATTTTAGCGCGCACCGAAAGCGGACAATCGACGTCCATAGCCGTCTTTACAGCTTCCTCTACAACGTCAACGCCAAGCTTTTTCAGCTTGCGAGCGATGTCCGTTTTTGCTGCCATTCCTACCGCCTCAACACCTCAAACGCCAGCGAGGCAAGCCCTGTCGCCAGCGTTGCAACAACGGCCAATAACAGCTTGATTCTATCCTTGTCTTCTTGCCGAGTGTGCGATGCCAGATTCTCTACCAACAAATCGAGCTTACGAGTGAAGCACGCCGATAATTCTTCGATCTTTTCGTAAATCTCATGAATTGCGACTTCAATCGCGGTTGTCCGCTCCGCTCCAGATTGCTCTTGCGCTTGAAGTACAGCTATATCGCGATCGTGCTGGTGAATTTGCCGCCCCTGTTCTTTGACGGATTCCGCCAGTTCGGCAACGATTCGCTCAATATCAACATAGCCACCCCTACGCTCAATGTCGCTCATTTGATCGCCCCGTCGCCCAGCAAAGCCCGACACTGCCCGGCATAATCTCTCAGCAATCTATCCCGTTCTGCAAGCGCCGTGTAAGTGTCATCCCGCAAGCTGGACAGCGCCGCAGACGGTATAGAAGGAAGCTTGGAAGGATATACCGGGATTAGATAATCTGGCACTGGTCGGTAGATGTAGCTATGCGTCGAACAGCCGGCCAACACGAGCGCGGGGATTATCGCGGCCAGAGCAAAAAAAGCGATGGCCCTCATTTGAAATCATCTCGGATTTTCGGATCGATAGGCGCTTTATTTGCCGCTTGTCGCCTTATTTCTTCGACGCGCTTCGCCGCTTCAATCTGCCACTTGTCGGAAGATTTCTGATAATCGTCAATCTGCTTTTTCGCGCTATCGGCTTTCATTTTCCAGCGAATCGCGAACAGCCCGAGCGCCCCGACTACAGCAGCTCCGATCCACCCTACAATAGCGTCAAACATCTTTCTTCTCCTGCTTGTCGCTCATGAGCATTCCGATTGCCGCTTCCATAGCGAATAGCCCAGCGAGAATCTGATTGCCGATTTCGTCAGGTATCTCGTAGCCGAAAATCAGTGCTATCGCGATAAAAGCCTTTACAGCGCCACGCTTTGTTGACGGTTCAGACCAGACAAACCGGAGATTCATTTCCACGCCTCACAAGCTTTTCACTGACAAAATAGCGGTGTGATCGATATTCGTTCTGCCAAAATCGACCGCCCCGGCCTTGGTCGTACTAACGCGATGCGTCACGGAAACTTGCGTAGCCCCCACAGACGGCTTGATTTCTACCGCATAAACAGTCTGATAGGCGGTCCCGTCCAGCGTGATCGGTCCGACAGACGTTGACTCTGTTTCTTTCGTCCCGCCAGAAATAGAAGACGAATGCGCCGTAATCGTTTCGCCAGCCGTCAGCCACGAGTCATAAACAAAATAAACCCAATCGGATGAATCAGAGTCGATTGGGTCATTTTTCAGCGCGACAGGCCGTTTACCGTCGTGCGTGTAGCTCATTACGTCGGGTCCGCAATTTCAACGTCAAAAGCGTTAACGGTCACGGTTCCGCCAGCCGTCAACGCTTGGCTGGTGCATGTGGTACACCAGATATTCGTTGCGTCGGTCAAAACGACATGCGTGGCGGTGCCAGACCCGGTGATCGAAATGCTAGATTGCTGCACCACGGTCAGTTTGCGGCCGCTTACGTCGCCGTTCGCAATCGTGTAATCGCTGTTTCCAGCGCCAGCAGTCATCGCAACGCTGGCTAGAGAGACAGCGGCGATGCCCGCATGATTTGCCGGCTCGGCGCTGGTGACATGGAGCGTTGTGCAATCGTCCAGCTTGTTAAGATAGGCGTCAAGGAAATAGTCTTCTACTTTCTTAGCCATTGGCCGCCACCTTGGTTTTAACGTTTTCCGGTTGCAGCAACACGCGCCGATTGACATCAATATCGGGCGACGGTTCGCGGCCCTCTATTTCGATGAAGCCAGCCCGATAGATCGCGTCTACCTCGGCATCGCTAAGATCGGGATAATCATCGGTTTCGATGGTGTTGCCGGACCGCAATACCAAACCATTGCTGGTGCGGTACGGCAGTTGGGGAACGTCTTTGACAGTAATCAGCATCTAAATTACCACTCTGGTAGATGGGGTTAACAGGATAGGATAAAACGGTCAGACGGAGACAAAAGAACGTATCGATCCGATTCGCCAATAACTATCGCCCGACCCGTTGGAACAGTCAACAGGCCGGAAGACACGCCGGCAACATCAAACCGATTCGCTTGCAGCATGTCGGCCGCAAACAGCACATGCGCTTGAATCAAGCCGGCAGAATCCATCGCTTGCGCGTGCAATAGATCGGTCGGCGTCAATCCAAATCTCAAATCTAGCAACGAGCCGTCAAGCCGATTCGCTTGCAACAAATCGGCCGGGACAAGAATGAATCCTTGCAACAGCGTGAGCGCGTCAATCGTCTGAGAGTTCAGCAAATCGGCGGGACTCAACAAGTGCGCTTGAACCAGACCGGCCGAATCCATCGCTTGTGAATTTAGCAAATCTGCTACCGACAGACTCCCAAAAACCGAGAGAGTCGCGTTATCCATCGCTTGCGTGTTCCGCGCGTCTGTCGGGCTAATCACATGCGCTTGCACGAGTGCCGGAGAATCGAGAATTACAGCGTGATCCATGCCAGCCGGGACAATCACGCTTGATTGGATCAGCGTAGCGCCGTCAATCGCTTGCGCGTTAGCGACTTCGGCAGGGGTCAACAAGTGCGCTTGCAGCAACAGCGGCGCATCCATTACTTGCGCTGTCATCATGTCGGCCGGCGCGATATTCCCGGCTACCACCAGCGCCACGTTATCAAGCGTTTGAGCGTGCGTTATGTCTGCTATTGCTAGCGTGTGAGCCTGGATTAGCGCCGTCGCGTCAATCGTTTGCGAATTCAGCAAATCGGATGGAGACAAAACCGATTGCTGCAATAGGGTAGTCCCGTCTATCGCTTGCGCGTTAGCGACTTCGGCAGGTGACAGCAAATGATCCTGAACTAGAGCCGCTGCATCAATCGCTTGTGCGTGCGTCATTTCGGCTGGCGATAGCGTAACATCGCCGCCCGCCGTCCCTTTTACTTCTATTGCGATTATCATCCATTTCTGGCCGGTCGGCGCTGACATGCCGACCGTTTTTGATCCAGCCGTGCCCGCATCAGGAAAATATGCGATGGCGACGCCATAAGTTGAACCGTCGCCTGGATAATCCGTTAAAGCGCTTGGCGTACCAGAGAAATTGTTGGTAAAAGTTTGCGCTCCGCTTATTGCATTATAATCCGTTACAATAACAACAATCGCGCTATTGTCTTGTGTGGTGGTGAGCGAAACAGACGGGTTCCCGGATGCTGCATACGCTAAGTTGCTCGCGCCAACTCCACTACTGCTAGAAAACCGGATAACGTTTCCGCCGAAGTAATTTCCGGCTCCACCTGAAAAAGATACGGTTATCGTTTCGTTGGCTGGCGCAACGTATGTCCAGCCAATTATAGCTGCATAACCCGATGCCGCGCGTGATTGTTGCAACGTTGCCGATGCCGCACCGTTTTCAGTGAGTGATATTGTCTGCGTTGCTTCACATGCTGCAACCGCCACTAACACGTCGCCAGAACTAATTGCAACCGCGCTCATCGCGGTTTTCGGAGTCGTAGTCGTGTTAAACGCCGTAGCGTACTGATTAACGTAAGTCGGTGCGGCCATTGTCCTGCTCTTCCTGTTAGCCCAAAACCCGCTCGGAAGCGGCGGGAGCGTTTGCGATAGCGTGGTCCATTCGCTCGGTGGGCATACGGCAAGAGGTGTCCCGCACTGATACCCTTGCGGTGGAACCGCTCTCGCTTTCGCTTGAATCACGTCGCCCTGCACTACTGGCAAATCGAGCGTTGCTGTTGTCCCGGTCAGTCCGGGCTGGCATACGTCCCCGTTGCCGCACAGTTCTACTGTCGTCCCGCTCGGCCAATTTGCGCCCGCGTTCCATTCTAATGAAACGGCCCTTGCCGATGAAAGGCAAGGGATCGCTAGCAGAAGAAATAACAGCCATGCCCTTATCATGATCCGGTGCGAATGATCGTCGCGGAAAACCCACTCGGCATCGGCGGGACTGTCGGAGGAACTGGCGAAGCGCCTACCGCAATCCAGTGTGCCGTGAGAGAACAATCCGGCGTGATTACCGCGCCGTTTTTGTTCTGCGGGCACATTTCCAACAGTGCGCCCGGAGCGGCGGTATAGCTGTAGCTTCCTCCCGGATTCGCCGAATCAGGGAGCGTCACGTTAGCGCCGCCGCCGACTCGATATTTGGCTCCATAAGTCGGAGTATCAGTCGGCAACCAAGTTGGAGCGTTCCAGCCGAACGTCACCTGATAGGTATCGGCCATTGCGACAGAAGAAGCAGCAAGAAGCGCAGCGGCAAAAACGGCTTTTCTCATTAAGATTCTCCAGGTTTCAATTGAAGATAATCATATCAAATAAATTGCTTGTTCTGTAGTTATTTTTTATATCTGCTTTCGATCATTCTTCTAAATTCTCGTCTCTCTTTGACTTCTCTCTTGACGCCTAAATACCACTCTCTCTGCTCTTTATCGGCTTCCGTTTTCTCGCTCTGGTTTGCATCTTCTACATACCGCCACTGGCTTTTATCGATAGCGACCCACCGTGTCTCCGCTTTCTCCCGCTCTTTCGGAAGCGCATATGTCATATTTCGTAGCCGCATGGCTTTGATCATCATTCCGAACTGCCTTATTTGGCGATTGTCCGCACGTTCTACCCCAAGGACTTCGGCCGCAATCTCTTTTGCAGTTGCGCCGTATTCCCCGCGCTTTTTCATTGCAACAAAAGCCGATTGCAGCCTAGCTTCAAGCTCGTCCTGTATCTTATCTGAGAAAGCCATAGTGCATTAACCCCAGTGCTTTTCCAGCTTCTCCAATATCTTCCGGCGTTCCAGCCTACCAGCCATCGCCGGATTGATTTTCCGCGTCACGCCGTCGAAACTTCCGCTATCGCAAATGCCGTTAAGATCATGCTCAATCCAATACCATGCGGCGGATTTTGTGGCTCCATCGACAGTAGAAACGAAATCAGGGTCATGATACGTCTCTAATCCGCACCACTTGAAAAACCGCACATAGTTTTCAGCGAATGTCAGCCCGATCCATCCTCTACCCCTGAATTTCCAGCCGTCGCCGCTCGACTCGTCTCTATTACCATATCGATTCGCGTAAACACGGTTAGCCAATTCGATTGGTCTATTAGTATATCTATTAGCTTCCGCTTCGCTTTTGAATCGAGAAGGCCAAACCGCACGAATGCGCGATGCTGTGCTGTAATTTAGGTTTTCCTCAAGCCTACTGAATCCTTGGCTCTCGTGAGCGCATTGCGCGATGAAATAGCGCAGTCGCGTCGGGGTAACGAGTTCAGCTTGCGGGATGACAGCAACCAAAGCGTCGAACGTTCCCGGCTTGGCGTTCGGGAAAAGCTTGTAGAAAAGTTCTTCATTCATTAGATAGAATCCGCTTTTATTCTTTGCCTGATTCGACCTTGGCTATCTGACCTAACATCTGCTCGATAGCATCGCGGATATGCGGCCATTCATCAAGTTTGATTCCTATTCTCTCTTCGTCTTGCTCGACAGCAACGAAAAGCCCGCCGCCAAAATCATCCAAACAAATGACGGTAGCCGCGCCATCGTTTATGTCAGATTCTTTTGTCTTTACCATAATAGACTTTAAAACAGTTTGGTCAGTGCGGACAAGGCTTCTCTGGATAGCAGGAAGACCGCTGCAATTCGACGCTTGCCACAAATCGCCTTAACAGTTTTGCAGTTTCCCGATCCATATTTGCGCGCCTTGATTATTTCCGTAGCGTTTGGACGCACTCATATCGACAATAATGCAATCGTCCCTGATAACCCCGGCATCAACGA